AATAGGAAAATAAAAAATGACAAATGCAAAAGCAAATGGTGCAGTCACCACAAAGGCTGAAAAACTACCTGCAATGAACATGGAAAACCTTGAGAAGTTTGCAGGTACAGGTCTCGATACCATCACCACTGATGATATCGCAACGCCAAGATTAAAAGTCTTGGCACAAATGTCTCCAGAGTTAGAAGAAATTGAAGGTGCAAAAGCCGGAATGATTTTAAATTCTGTGAGTAAAAAAGTGTACCCTGGACAAGAAGGGATCAAAGTTGTTGTCTGTGGGTATGAAAAAGTGTGGTTGGAATGGCAAGACAGAGGTAAAGGTTCCTCTGCCCCTGTCAATATCTTTTCAGCAAAAGATAAACCGACCAACGCAGTACGTGGAGATGACGGTAAATTCCGTCTTGAGAGCGGAAACTACCTAGAGGAATGTGCAAACTTTTATGTGCTTCTTTTAAATGGTGGTGTGGCTCCAGAGCCTGCAATCATATCAATGAAAGCAACACAATTAAAAGCTGCGAGAAGTTGGGCTTATAGTTTAAAGAATGAATTCATTCAAAACCCACAAAGCAAAAAACTTTTCTTGGCTCCTAGTTGGTATCGTATTTACGAACTAACTACTACCAAACAATCTAATGATAAAGGTTCTTGGTATGGTTGGGTTGTCAACAAAGGTGAGTTCTTAAACAAGGAAGACACTTTTGATATGGCTGCAAATTTCAATGAGTCTGTCAGAAAAGGTATTGTTAAACCTAAGTATGATGACGAAGTTGAAACTTCAAACGCATCTGGTGACATTCCGTTTTAATGGAACCAAGGGTCTCTAAATTTAAAGAGATCTTTCTAGGGTTGGAGCGTGCTTATGGTACGTTCCAACCTGGTGAGAGTTTTCGAGAAGATAATAAAGCAGAGGGTAAATCTTTTATCCATAAGCAACAAATCGAGGACACTCTATGGGAGGATCATCTCAAAGGTGCATGGCCTAGTCTAGGTATCTTTCCAATAAACGACGAAGACAAATGTCGTTGGGGGTGCATCGACATAGATCAATATCCTCTTGATCATTTAAGTATCGTTACCAAACTTAAAGAAAAAAATTTACCATTCGTTGTCACCAAATCTAAAAGTGGTGGCGCACATCTTTTTTTATTTTTTAAAGATTATGTTCCCGCAGGAGCAGTGCAGAAAAAGATTAAAGAGTTAGCGTCTTTGATGGGGCTAGGACATTGTGAAGTTTTTCCAAAGCAAGACAAACTAATTAGAGAGGGTATCAATACAAAGGATTGGGAAGTGGGTAGCTTTCTTAATCTACCTTATCATAATGGTTATGATTATTCTGATAGGCACGCTTTTAATGATAAGGGCAATGCATTGTCCTTAGATGAATTTTTATTAGAGGTAGATAAAAAGTCTATTACCTTAGATCAACTAAAAAAGTTATCTTTAACAAACGAATCATCAGAGTTTAAAGATGCACCGTTTTGTATTGAAGCATATTTGACAGAGAATAAACAAGTTCAACAGGGCAGTAGAGATAGTTTTTTATTTCAATACGCTATCTTTGCTAAGAAAAAATATGGAGAAAACTATGAAGAAGAGGTTCATAAGTTTCATCATAAATACTTTGCAGACCCTTTATCTCCTAAACAATTAGAAAAAATAATTAAGCAAGCAGATAAAAAAGAATGGGGCTACAAGTGTAAAGATCAACCCATGTGTTCTTATTGTAATAAATCAAAATGTAGAATTAGAAAGTATGGAGTAGGAGATAGTAATGTTATTACCGATATCGGAAATGTTGTTCAGCATGGTGATGATGCTGATACTATTTATCATGTCACATTAAATGATGAGCATAGATTAGTTCTAAATGTAGAAGAGCTATACGATCAACATAAATTCAGAAAGAAGTGTTTAACTAAAATTGCATCAATGCCTTCAATGATGAATCGTGATGATTGGGATGCTTTTGTTTTAAGCATTGTTTCAAAAGCCATAAAGGTGGCTCCCGATTTTGAAGTTACACCAGAGGGGCAGTTTAAAACTATTCTTAACAGATATATTTCTAATCAAGCAAACGCAGTGGATATAGAAGAGATTCTCAATGGTCAGTGTTTCGTGGACGAGGAGGACAATAAAGTTTATTTTAGGTTAGATCAACTTCAAGAGTTTATGAAGAACAGAAGGTACGCTCAACTGACAGGTATTCAATTAGGTATCTATCTAAGAGAGTTGGGCGGAGATAGCACCAAAAGAAAATTAGGAAATAAAAAAGGTCAATTGGTTTGGTGGGTCCCTAATGATAAGTTTAACACTAAGGTAGAATTACCGCCTGAAGAAGAAATAAAAGAGGAGACCATACCATTTTAAAAAATGTTTGTAAGATTATAGGTCCCCCAGGTACAGGTAAAACAACAACACTATTACGTATTGTTGAAGAGCAGTTGTCCGAGGGCCGTGAGCCAGATAGGATTGGCTATTTTTCTTTTACAAGGAAAGCAACACAAGAGGCAATAGATAGAGCGTGTGCAAAATTTAAACTTCCTCGTAAAGAATTAAAATGGTTTAGAACTTTACATAGTTTAGCCTATCAATGGATGGGCTGCACTAATACAGACATCATACAAAAGCAAGACTTCAAAGATTTCTACAGGGAATATGGAATAGATATATCTCAGTCTATCAAGGCAGAGGAGAATGTAGTGGGAGAAGAAGAGTCTGGGCTACACTTAATAGATTTATATAGGGTAAAAAATACTTCTTTAGAGGAGGAGTTCAGAAAGTTCGGACATGTCAAAGGAGGCCTTGCTCGACTACAAAAGATAGACAAAAACTATCGTTTGTTTAAAAAAAATAGAACCATTAAAGATTACACAGATTTAATTACAGAGTTTAATAAAATACAAATGTCTCCAAAACTAGACATTGTCATAGTGGATGAAGTTCAAGATTTAAAACCAAATGAGTGGCAAATGGTTCAGATTATGATGAAACAAGCCAAAGCTATTTATCTAGCAGGAGATGACGATCAAGCCATTTATTCTTGGAGTGGTGCTGATGTTTCGAAGTTAATTGACCTAGACTGTCATTTGCAAGTGTTAAATCAATCATATAGAATACCTAAAACAATTTATTTAAAATCAAATACATTAGTGTCTAGAATTAAAAAAAGAATTAGTAAAGATTGGCAACCTAGATCGGATAAAGGTCAGGTTAAAAATACAAATTTTGAAAGTATAGATTTAAGAAAAGGTCAGTGGTTAATTTTAGGAAGGACAAATTACTATATTAATAACATTGCAGAAGAGTTAAAAAATAAAGGTTTTTTATTTGAAAAAAATAATTATCTCTCCATAGCCTCTGACGTTGTGGTGGCATATCGTGGTTGGATAGCATTACAAAAAGCACAACAACTTTCATATCAAAGTGTGAAGACAATGTATCAATACATTTCTTTAGGATCAGAGGGAGTGTCCCGTGGTAAAAAAGGTTTACCTGGAGCAGATCAACAGGGTAATTTTTCTTATGAAACATTATCAAAAGAGTGGGGACTAAATATTTCTTTGAGCACACCCTGGGAGGTAGCTTTAAGTAGAATAAAAGAATACGACAGAATATATATTAAACAGATACTAAATAGCGGGCATGATTTAGATGAAAAAGTTAATATAAAATTATCTACGATTCATGGTGCAAAAGGCGGAGAGAGTCAGAATGTTGTAGTATTTTCTGATATCTCCAAAAGAATTAATGATAACATGTGGGCGAACAGAGATGACGAAAGAAGAGTTTTTTACGTTGCAATGACTAGAGCAAAACAAAATTTATATATTGTCCCCTCAACTTCTCCTTATGAATATGAGGAGATACTTAGATGATATTTGAACAACAAATGGATTTGTTAAAAAAAGAAAACAAACCAGAATGGACAAGACCTAACTTCCCTGACATTACAAATATTGAGCAAGTAGCAATAGATTTAGAAACGTATGATCCAGAGATTAAAACTCTTGGCGGTGGGTGGGCCACAAACAAAGGATTTGTTGTTGGTGTCGCTATTTCTTTTGATGGTTTTGATGGATATTTTCCTGTGCGCCACGAAAGAGGTGGTAATTTTTCTGAAGAGGATGTTAAGAAGTGGCTAAAAAAATTATTTAAACAAGATCCAATTATTATTTGCCATAACGCAGTTTATGATTTGGGTTGGCTTAGGCGTTGGGGTGTTGAGTGTGATGTTACAAAAATATATGACACACTTATTGCAGCACCTTTAGTTGATGAAAATAGATTTAGTTATAGTTTAAATAATTTATCCAAAGACTATTTAGGAGAGAGAAAGCAAGGAAATATTTTAGAAGACTTTGGTAAAGAGCATGGCTTCAAAGCAATAGAGAATATGCATCTCGTCCCCGTGGAATATGCAGGGATTTACGCAGAACAAGATACTAAACTGACATTAAAACTTTGGGAGTTTCTAAGAGTTGAAATACAAAAACAAGGACTCACTGATATATTTAATTTAGAAACTGAACTACTTAGATTATTGTTAGAGATGAGATGGAAAGGAGTTCGTGTTGATTTAGAGAGAGCAGAAAAGACAAAGAAATTTTTTAAAACAGAAGAGGAAAAAATTTATTCTAATATTAAAAAAGAAACATCAATAGATATTGGTAGCTCAGATATTTATGCAGCAGCGTCTTTGCAAAAAATATTTGATAAACTTGGAGAGAAATACGAACTCACAGAAAAAAATAAACAAGCTAAGATTAGTAATACTTTGATGAAAGAAAGTGACAATCCTTTGATTCAATCAATATCTGTTGCTAGAGAATATAACAAAGCTCACACAACATTTATTGATTCGATATTAAAACATAATGTTGATGGTAGGATTCACGCTGAGATTAATCAACTCAAGGGGGAGTTCGGAGGCACAGTCAGTGGGCGGTTGTCCATGAATAATCCAAACTTACAACAGGTCCCTTCTCGCAATGAAATCATAGGCCCTAAGATACGATCTTTGTTTTTACCTGAAAAGGGGGAAAAGTGGGCATCTTTAGATTATTCTCAACAAGAGCCTAGATTGCTCGTACATTATGCCAAAAAACACGATTTAGAGGGCGCTGAGACCCTAATTAGGTTCTTTCATGAAGGAAAGGACTTCCATCAAGTAACCGCTGATATGGCTCAAATATCAAGGAAAGAAGCTAAAACGATAGGTCTAGGGCTTATGTATGGTATGGGAATTGCAAAACTAGCAGATTCACTAGATATTAGCCAAGAGCAAGCCAAGGCTTTGAAGAAAAAATACAATGATAATGTTCATTTTTTAAACAATATAATTATTAAGGCCACTCGATACACAGAACAGAATGGCTACATCAACACCCTGCTCGGCAGAAGATGTCGATTTGATCTTTGGGAAAACAAAGACTTTCACGACAAAAGAATGATGAATCATGAAAACGCCAAGAAAACTTGGGCGTGGAATGAAATGAAAAGAGCGGGTACCTATCGTGCATTGAATAGGTTAATACAAGGTTCAGCAGCAGATCAAACCAAGAAAGCCATGGTGGATCTGTGGAAAAATGTAGGAATAGTTCCTATGATTCAAATACATGACGAACTCAATGTCTCAATAGCCAATGAGACCCAGGTAAAAGAGATTAAAGAGATAATGGAGTCTGCTGTTGAACTACATGTGCCCGTTAAGTGCGAGGCTAAAATCGGTAAAAACTGGGGAGAAATAAAATGAGAATATCTTACGACAACGGTAAATTAAATTTATCTTTAACTAACGAAGAAGTAGATCATATTAGTAGCAATAAAGGTAGAGCTGTACCAATGGACATTAGTTGGTTAAAAGTTCTACACGAAGACATATCTAAATGTGTCCTAGCTCATTGGTCAAGAGTTGAGGTATGGGATGCATTAGAGTCACATCAGAAAACTGTTAATAGCATATCTAAAAGTAAAAAATAAGCGTATGTTCTCTATCGAATAGGAGAACATTATGATTGAATTACTTAAAAAATTAACAAACTTTATAACACTTGAGCATGACTCAGATAAGGCATTAAAAGAATTTTTAAAAGCCGAATATAAAAAAGATTGGCAAGCTGCTTATGTTTGGTATCTTGAAGAGGGAACTTTACCTAATTTCCCTAGAAGATCTATTTAGTTTCTGTGGTGTAGCGTTTGCCATTCCAAGTGAATTGTTTTGCACCTTTCTTTTTAAAATGCCTAAACGCTTCCCCAAAAGAAACACCGCCTTTTGATTTACCAACATTATAGTTTTTAGTATCTGCTCTCTTTTTAATATTTGAACCAGGAGACGCTTTTGTTGGTCTATTTTTTTTAGTAAAGTCAGCAAGATTTTTTTCTTTCATTTTTTTAAATTTAGATGCTGCTTCTTTTCTTTCACCTCTTGTGATTTCTCTTAATCTAGAGGTTTTACCCACTATGTCTGAGTCCTTTTCTACTTTTTTAGGGACTCTAAACTGTCTATGTTTTGGTAGTTTTGGCATGATTTACTCCTTATGTATTAGCCACTATATCGGCTAGTGATTCACAACGCTTTGGTGTCTGTGTGTGCCACCTAGAATCTTTCATTTCTTCAGCGGCTTTTTTCCAATCTTTGACACGCATCGCTTTCCACATTTTTTTAAATTTAGATACGCCTGTGGTGCCTAATTGAAAAACCATTTCTAGTATGACCTCGCTCACATTCTGTGGCAAGTCATGACCAATATTATCTTCTATTAACATATCAGCTCCTGCCGCTGCTCTGTTTAAATCCATTTCAAATATTTCCATGATTTCATCCATAGGTATTTCTACTCCTTCGGCAAATCTTTCCATTTCATGTGGTTGCACGAGGTGGCCGATACCCACAGTTTTTTTGCCCAATGTGTCGAGATAAACGGATGTCCTCAGGCCCTCATGGTCCTGTACCCGTGCCTTCAATGCGTCTGTAATTTTAATCATAATTATATATCTCCTTTATTGTCGTAAATTAATTCCGAATATATCTTCGGTTTCCGAGGGAGTCATTACTCCACTGTTAAACATTGTATTATTATTCTGCATATTTTGATTTATTAAATTTTGCATTCTGTCTTCAGGGCTTACATAGTCTGTCACAATTTCAAATTGTGGTTGGTTCATTTGATTAGATGTTTGATTAAAAAAAGGTTCACTAAAAATTTCATTTGCTTTTTGTTCTTGTTCTATAAATTGTTCATCAGTAATAGGTTTGGCTTTTCCATCTTTAATTTGAATATTATTTGTTGTTATAGCAGGAAGACCTGCGCCTGCTTGATACCCACTTCCAGGCATTCTTACAAATCTATTGTCGAATACTGTTGGTGAGGTTGTAATTCCTGTGGCAGGTGTTCTTCTAAAAGAGTCATCTTGATCGACAACAGTCGTTACTCTATCCATATTTTCTTTTATTAAGTTTGCTTTATCCAACTCACTCATTTGAAATGCTTCTATGTCTTTAATTCCTTGCACTCTCGGATGAGAGGACATTCGAGAATATTTGTTTGGATTTTTTATTACTTCTTGTTCGACATCAGTTAAATTATTAAAACCTTGTACTAATGCATTTTTTGCTTTTGTAGCGTTGTCAGTAAATTTATTGTATAAATCTTTTACAACTCCAATGATTCCAATGTTTCCAGACTGAAACTTATCTCCTATACCCTTTGCTATACTACCAAGTCCAAAACCAATATCGCTTCCTATTTCTGCAAATGTAGGACCGTATAAATTAGCTAATCTTCCAGCCTCTTCTGAAAGACTACGAGGAGCATCATCTGTCATTTGTAAAAGATTAGAAGACCCTTTAACAGGTTTTGTATATAAATTTTTAAATCGCTGAAGCTCATCAGCTTGTTTCATTCTTCTTAAAGCTCTATCATCAGAAACATCAGGGCGATCAGAAAAAAACTCGCTACGCCCACGAGCAATGTCTAACTCTCTTTCAATTTGATCTATAGTTTTTTTAGGTGGGCGAGAGGTAACTCTTTTTACTCTGCTCTCTGCTAATCCTGGTGGTCCGTTTGCCATTAGATAGTTCCTTGTCTTTCCGCTATTGCTTCATTTGTATCCATGTCAGTTATAATAGCTTTCTTTGTTGTTTTATCAATGTTTGATGTAGGCATTTTCTGTTGTCCGGTGACAATGGTTCCTGTGTTAGTGTTGGGGGATGGTAATATTCCACTAAAGTCAAGTTCACTAGGTTGTGGTTCTTGATCGAATAATGATTGAGGAAGATCTAATTCTATGTCTAAATTTTCATTTATACCTACACCTGCGTTCTTTCGTATAAATTCAGTTATATATGGAAGAGCATCTATTATTGTGGGATCAACTTTTCTTCCTAAGTTTTCTTCTAATTTCATGTAGTTTTGAATAAACTTTTCTATCGTTCCTCTAGTAGGGACCTGAGGTATATATTTACCTGATTCCAAAAAGCCTCGATCTGTCTTTGTTATTCTTTCATATTGTGCTGCCAACTCCGCTTTATTTATATTTAAAGTTTTTAAAGCCTCAACATCTTGATAAAAGTTTTTATAAATTTCAAATCTTCTAAGTTCTGATCCTATGTATTGTTCTATTATTTCTCCTGCGGTTACCTCCCCTCCTCGTAATACGTCAGTTGTAAAGGTTCTTTGAGCCTTACCTTTTAAATCTTTAAATTCAGTAAATATAAAAGGAGCCGCTCTGTCTGGGTCAGATTTTTGTTGTCTAAACCCAAATATACCATAAGCCTCATCTTTTAAATCAAATGTTCTTCCTCTTTTATCTGCTTTATTTCTTTTTGCTTGAGCTATTCTAGTTCCTGCTTTGTACGAACCAGGTATAAAAGGATCAAGAATGTGCATAGTTCCTTTAAAAAGTTTTTCACCGACAGGATCCTCTGGATTCCATACGGGCCTACCACTAGGATCTCTTCCTCTTCTTACAGTTAAGTCTATAAAAGCCTCCGCAAAAATAGATTCAGAAACAAAAGGTGCTGCTAGTTCCGCCATAGATTTTATACCTGAGTCAAATAAAGATTTATTAATTGACTCTTCTGTGGCTTCTCCTTTTGCCACCTCATTAAACATAGTGGTGACAGGACGAATTAGTTGATCGTATGGAAAGATATAACTTAAATCAGCGTATTCTAGTTGTCCGTTTTTATCTCTGCCTGTTGCCATCAATAAACCATTCTCTGACCAAGAGGGAACAATACGACGAAGAGCAGTCATCTCATCCTCTGTTGCTTGATAAAGTTGATTGCCTAATTCAACTAATCCTGCGGGCACGACAGTAGCGGTGGTCAATGTACCTGCTAATCTTCTTAATCCTGTTCCTCTAAATCCTGCGGTTGTGGCCTCTCTTGCCCCTCTTTGAATCGTGTTGAATCCTGTTCTAATTATCTCAGCAGGGAAAGCAACAAATGTACCAAGAGGTAGCCTTCTTAAATTTTTAATAAACTGTCCTACATACTCGTAATTAGGTATTTGATTTTTAGTTATCTCTGCTGCCATGTTATCAATAAAAGTATCCGTTAGTTCGTTTTCAGGAACTGATTTAGATAGTCCTAAATCTCTATATGCATTTTGACCATCTCTCTTGTAAACATTTTTTCTAAATAAAGGATCATTAAGAATGTCGATAGTGCCATCTGCCTTTGGAGTTCCTATTCTTCTACCAA